GAGTGTCGTGAAGGTCACAACCCAATTCGAGCAGGAAAGGGAGCGGACGGAAAAGCGCCTGGCTGAGTCCGGTGAGAAACAAAACGCGCCTGGCGCCTTCGAGGATATGACCGATGACATCTCCCTCTGACAAGCCCAAGATCCGGAAATACTCGATCCTGCCGGCCAGGTCGGTCCAGGATGACGAGCTGCACCCGACGAGCTTTCGCCTGCTGGCCGCAATCTGCCTGCACACGAATGGGTGGGGAATCTGCTGGCCATCAGGCATGACCCTGGCCAGACATATCGGCCGGAGCCGCAAAACAGTCTCGACCCATGTCACGCGCCTGGTGAAAGCCGGCTATGTCCGCAAGCTGCAGCCCAAGGCATACCCTTTTGGGTTCAAGCGGAAAAACGGCTGGTACACGAACCGCTATCAGGTGCTCTTTGAGGGCCCTCAGACGCCTTTGCCGACCCGCGAGCAGTTTCTTGCAGCCCGCCCCTTTATCGCAGAGGACGAGGCCGACATAGAAGCTCTAGAGGGCTCTCAAAACAAGACGGGGATTCAAAGGGGAGACGATGCGCTGATTCAGAGTCTTGCGCAAGCCTTCCGCCAGGGCGTCGAGCGGGCCTCCGGCGTGGTCCGCGATGTCGGTCAGTCCTTACTTTGTGCCGGCCGGCTGGCCGAGCGGGGCATCGAGCCTGGCCAGGTGCTCGAGGCCGCGGTGCAGACGACGATCGCCTGGCGCAAGGAGCGCAAGGACCCGCCGATGACGCTCGACCAGGTGGCCAAATGGGCGGGGCTGGAGTAAATCTGCAAATGCCAAACGACCGATTGGCCATTGCACGACCGTCAGGTGCGAATGAGAATTGTTCAGACCTACCCGGTGGGGGTCTGCGCGCGGCCGGCCGCGAGGGGCTTTGGGGGGCCCCGGGTGTCGCGCTGTTGTACGGGGGGATCGCTCAAGATTTTTCAAGTTTTTCCATGAAAGAAAAAAGGAGGCAACGCAATGTCGGACATTGAGCGCTGGACGCCGGACTATGACCAGTGGAAAACCACTGAGCCGCAGTCCCATGACGAATCGAGTGGGCCGGAATATGATCCGTTTGAAGATCCCAATTGGGGGAAGAGGAAGGAGCAGAGGAAGATGACTGAAGAGTATTGGCAGGAGCGCTGCCAGTTTTGGTGCGCCAGGTATCTCGAGCTCGCGCAAGCCGCAAGGCCGCTACTGGTTACGGCGAGTCGCGTGGATGATTATGCGGAGCTGCAGCGAGAGGTGGCTCTTGTGGAGAAGCTTTTGCGCCGGGGGGCTTATGGGCAGTCAGACGATTGAGCAGTTAGTGGCCAGCGCGGACCCGCAGGTGCAGCAGTACATTGAGATGCTGCGCGACAAGCTTGCCAGTGTTGAGGCCAGCCTGGCGTCGACCAAAGGTGAACTTGATTATTTGAATCGAGCTCTGTGTAGTGCGAAGGCTGAAGAGGATCTTCACCGGGCCATTGATGCGGACATTGGTTTGATAAGGGGAGGGACAGTTGATCTGCCACCAGTGTCAGACAAGTGAGTTGGCCTATAAGACGGAGGTCCTCGAGACGCGAGAGCGGTGGAACGAGGATGGGTCGGAGACTTATATTTTTCGGCGGCGCAAATGTTTGGCCTGTGAGTTCGTATTCACCACGATCGAATTAAGGGTCGAGGATGAGTAAGCTCACGACGCGCCAGGCGCGAGCTCTGATTGCGACGCCGGAGAATCAGGAGCGGGTACTCGAAGAGCTCGGGCATATCGCGAGCTCGGATATTACGGATGTGGTGAGCTGGACTGGTGATGTGGCGATTCTCAAGGCGAGCGAGGAATTGCCGACGCAGGTACGCAAAGCGATTAAGAAGGTCAAGATCACGCCGGGGAAGTATGGGAATGCGATCGAGGTTGAGATGCACGACAAGTTATCGGCGTTGCGGATGATGGCCAGGGTCACGGGGTTGAATGAGCCGCAGCAAGATGAGTCGAATCGCCCGACGATGATCGGGATTAAGTTGAATCTGCATAAAGTGGAAGAGGTGATTTATGCCAAGGACGAGGGGCGCGACGAAGAGAAGGACGCGGACTGATGCTGGGCTGGATGTGCTTGGGGATCTGAGTCTTGATTTTTCGACCAGCCCAACGACATCTAAGTTTTTATCGGACGATTCGTTTTTCCGAGGGCTTATGGGCCCTGTTGGATCGGGAAAGTCTTACGCTTGCGCCTCGGAGATCCTATTGCGAGCGGTGCGCCAGGCCCCTTCCCCGGTGGATAATATCCGTTACACCCGCTGGGTGGTCATTCGTAACACCTATGGAGAGTTGCGCACCACTACGATCCGGACATGGCTGGAGATTTTTCCCGAGCATATATGGGGGCCGATCCGATGGTCTCCCCCTATCACGCATCACTTGCAGCTGCCGAGCCGAGACGGAGTCCCGGGTTTAGATTGTGAGGTGATTTTTTTGGCGTTGGATGACGCTAAATCGGTTCGCAAGCTCTTGTCGCTTGAGGTGACTGGTGGCTGGTGCAATGAGGCCAGGGAATTGCCGCTTGCAGTGTTGCAGGGATTGACTGCTCGCGTCGGACGATTCCCGAGCAAGATCAACGGCGGTTGCAGTTGGCGTGGGATATGGGCCGACACGAACCCGCCGGATGATGATGGCTGGTGGTATCGCCTGGCGGAGAAGGAACCGGTGCGTGGGAAGTACAAGTGGAATTTTTATACGCAGCCGGGCGGGATGGTTGAGGCTTCTTCTGAGGCGCCAGGCGCGATCCCTGCCGCGGGAAAGTTTTGGGTCAATAACTCGAAGGCGGAGAACACCAGGAATCTGCCGCCTGGTTACTACGAGCAGCAGCTCGGTGGTAAAAATCTTGATTGGATTCGCTGCTATATCGGGGCGCAGTATGTTTATGTGCAAGAGGGAAAGGCGGTTTGGCCCGAGTACGACGATTCGACCATGGTCGAGGATGATGTTGGCTACACGCCCGAGCTGCCGTTACTGATTGGCTGCGACTTTGGATTGACGCCCGCGGCGGTGATTGGGCAAAAGCTCCCCTCCGGAACCTGGCATATCCTAGAAGAGATTGTGACAGAGGATATGGGATTGCAGCGCTTCGGGCAGATGTTGCTGCACCAGCTGAATATGAAATATCCGCGCGCCGAGGTGATTTTGACTGGCGACCCGGCCGGCCAGGCGCGCGATCCAATCTTCGAGACGACGGCTTTCGATCACTTGAGGACCCTCGGGTTTAGCAAGGTGCAGCCCGCGGCCACGAATGACTTCGGCGTGCGGCGCGAAGCTGGAGCTGCGCCCATGATTCGGTTGATCGACCGCAAGCCAGGGCTTCGCGTGTCTCGGAATTGCCCCAAGCTGCGCAAGAGCCTGGCTGGTGGGTATCACTTCAAGCGCGTTGGCGTGGCCGGCGAGGAAAGATTCCGCGATGCGCCCAACAAGAACCAGCACTCCCATGTGGGCGATGCGTTTTCCTACCTGATGCTGGGCGGTGGTGAGTACAAGCGGCTCACCCGCAGCGGGATTCGCGCCGATGAAGGCAAGATGTTCACGGCCGACTTCGATTTTGATGTGCTATGACGGACTGGGGCGAGTTTTGGGACCAGCAGCGGATGCCTCTCGGTGGACGGGGGGTCCCGTTTTTCTACGGCCATGTCTCAATGATGAGCTTGAATGAGCACGACGAGATCACAAAACACACTGTGCCGGACTGGATGGGGCGTTTACGGGGTCAAAGTGAGCTCGGACCCTGCTTTACAGGGGTTTATTACGGCAAACCGATGCTCTCTTTCGGGGTTATTCCCATTTGGCCCGGTTTGGTAGAGGCTTGGATGATCCCTGACAAGGATATTGGTGCCGTGGCGGTACCACTATGCAGGTTAGCGCGTGCTTTCTTCAACCATTGCGAAACCACAATGGGACTGCGACGCATTCAAATCCTGGTTCGTTCATCTAATGTTCGTGCGATTGAGTGGGCCAAGTTCCTATACTTTCGGTCAGAGGCTACATTGACGGCCTTTGGTCCCGATGGGGAAGATTATTTAATGATGCGGAGGTTAAAAAATGAGCGGTCTGTTCTCTAGTCCTAGTCCACCGGCTCCCGATCCCAAGATCGCTGAAACTCAGGCCAAGCAAGAAAAGCGCGTCGCTGAGCAAGAGGCCACCAAGCAGCGCCAAATTGCAGCTTCGAGTCGCGCTCGCCGCACCGGCGGGATGCGCCTGCTCTTTAGCCAGGAGCGTGAGAATCCTGCGCTCGGTATCCCGGGCGAAGACAAGCTCGGGGGAGGTTGATATGCCTGGCGTATATGGCAAGGATGGCAAGCTCATGAAAAAGTTTGCCTATACCAAGGCTGGCGCTGCAGCTGCGCAGCGTTTTGCGCGTGAATCCGGTGGCCAGGTCAAGACGGATGACAAGTCCGAGATGGCTTCCAAATTCAAGCGCAAGCGCGTAAAGATGTAATGCCGGCCAAGAAGTATCAGAACCCGAAGGGCGGATTAAATGCCGCCGGCCGGGCTTACTTTAAGAGAAAAGAGGGCGCCAATCTCAAGCCACCGGTCAAGGGATCGCCCGCTGGTGGCGAGCAGCTGCGCCGTAAGGCGTCGTTTCTTGCACGCATGGCCGGTAATCCTGGCCCGGACTATGACGAAAAGGGTCGCCCGACGCGCAAGCTACTGTCGTTAAGGGCATGGGGCGCGAGCTCCACGGCCGATGCGAAGAAAAAGGCGGCGTCATTGTCTGCCAGGTATAAGCGAATGAAGGGTAAAAAATGAGCAAGATGTCGGTCCGAGAGGTTTTGAAGCGATCCGAGCTCGCCGACGCGCGCAAGGATTTGTGG